TGTTACAAGATAGATAATATGATCTCACTAAATGACATATGGGGAGAAAACTATTACAATCCTGACTGATCTGTAAATCCTAAGTGTAGATTATTTGCTTGATGGAGTAATGAAAGGATAAATGAATATTTGCAATATCACAAGTAATAAATATGATAATAATTAAATAAAATATGAGAACAGATAAACAAATAAATCATAACAAAGTAGCAAAGGATGTATTACTAAATCCTCTAAAGACTCAAAGGGATAGAGCTTTGGATCTTTGAATATGAAAGACGACTGTTCAAGAACATTTACAAGAAGTAAAGACGACCAAAGACGACCGTATACTTTTTATTACAGACACAGACTTGAATATCGTTGAAAAAGGGCAAAAAGAGATCGATAGACGACTGTCTGAGAGTGAGGAGCTAGGTAAGATGCGTACAGTAGAAATATCTCAGGTATTGAAAGAATCAACAGCTCGTTATTCTCTATTCCGTTGATCTGCTACTGATAAGGAATGAGGATTGAAAGATACAGTAACTATTGAGATATAAGTATTGTATAATATATAAAAACAGTACAATATTTACGGGGTAAATGAAAATACAATCCTTTAAATAAAGCAAACTTGACAATGGCAGAAAAAACAATAAATCTATCACAACTCAGAGAATGGCAAAAGACATACATTAAGAATAAGAAACGATTCAATGTCCTTGTTGTTCATCGTAGAGCCTGAAAGACTGTATGAGCTGTTCTTGATACACTAATAGTAGCGATAAAAGAACGATGAGACTATTGATACATTGCACCAACATACCGACAAGCAAAGAAGATAGCTTGGAGAATGATTCAGAAGTTCTGAGACCAAATCAAATGATTCACTTATAATGCTTCTGAGCTAATAGTAAACTACACAAACGGATCTACAATATCTCTCTTTGGTGCTGAGAACCCCGATTCTCTACGATGACTTGACTTGCGTTGAGTAATCTTTGATGAATATGCACAACAGCCTAGCAACATTTACTCAGAGATCGTATTCCCGATGATAAATGCAAATGGTTGATGGGTAACTTGGATAGGAACTCCAAAAGGCAAGAACGCATTCTATCAACTCTATCAAAGAGCATTGAAAGATGAAAGGTTCTATACAATGCTACTTCGTTATACAGACACAAGCCTTTTGACTCCTGAACAAGTAGAAGATGCAAGAAAGGAAATGACAGAAGAAGAATTTGAACAAGAATATAATTGTTCTTGGGAAGCATATATGAGATGATCGGTATATGGTAAAGAATTATCACTTGCACACTCTGAATGAAGAGTGAAAGAATGACTATATGATCCAGCACTTGAAGTATACACATTCTGGGATATTGGAATATCTGATGCAATGTCTATTTGATTCGTTCAGATTTCCAATTGACAGATAAGAATCATTGACAGATATTCTAACACAGGATATTGACTCGAACATTACTCTTGAGTTATTAAATCAAAGCCATACAAGTATAAGAACCATTATTTTCCTCACGATATCCGACAAAGAGAAATAAGTACTTGATTGACTCGAATGGAAACAGCTATAAAGCTAATGTGAGATATATGCAAGATAGTACCAATGAGTACAATAGAGTCTGGAATAGATGCAGGTCGTTTGTTATTCAAGAATATATGGATTGAATCAACACTTGATGAGTTTATCAACAATCTGTCACTCTATCAATACGAATGGGATGATAAACTAGGACAATTCAAGAAACAACCAGTTCACGATTTCACATCACACGATGCGGATTGGTTTAGATATATGGCAATTATATTCAATCATATCACTAAAAAGCCTTTTGATAATGAAGAGCCAAAGAAATACGAACATCCTATGGATGAAATAATATTCAAGGATGATGATATAGAAGTTGATATTGATTTTTCTGTTTATTAAAAAAAACTTGTAATGAGATAAATTCTCATTATACTAAAAAAAACTACTCTATGGAAAACAACAACGAAGAAATCCTAGCTCGTATTAGAGAAAGGAAACAAATGGGGGAAGATAACATACAAGCGGAGAAAGATGCAATTGAAGCTGATATTGCATTGATTCGTGGCAAGAAGAAGAAAGGAAAAGAGAATCTTATCTGAGATTATACTATGTCTACGAAAGTTCGTAATATGGTTGCAAGATCATACACGAATAAGAGCCCTGTATATATCCGTTCTACTCAGAATGGAAATGAGAGAATAGCAAAGGCACAGAACAAAGTATATCAAGAAGATAGAGATACTCCAGCAATGAAAGCAACAAGGTATTACAAAGATACTGATAAATACACAACAGGTCTTGCAATACTCGCAAAGACAGGCTGGGATGGAAAAAAGAAATGTCCTATATGGTCTCGTATCAATCCATTACTTGCAGTTCCTGATCCATATGGAGATTACTTTATCTGAGACTATCGCTATATTGGTTTCTATGGAATAAAGAGCAAGGAAGAAATGGAAGAGCTTGGTTGGGACACAACTGTTTCACAAGATGCAGTTGAATGAGCTAAAGAAGCAAAGAGAACAGAACAACAGAATAACTGACTCAATGAAGAGACAGACAAGAATATATTCGATGTATTCTATTACTTCGAGGAAGATGTATCAGTAGAGATTGGAGAGATCGGACGATGGGTAATGTATGCAATTAATGGTAATACAACTCATATTCACGAAACTAAGAAGTTAAAGAGTTCACCGTTCTCATTCTTCTATTGGAGTCCTAACGGATCATTCTATGGAGATCGTCCTGCAAATTACTGTCGTGATACTCAAAAATGGAATGCTGAGATGGTAAACTTGCAAGCAGATAAAGTTCGTCAAGAAGTATATGGAACTTACCTATACAACTCTGACTATGTAAGTGGTAAAGATATTGACTTCACAGTAAAGAAGAAAATACCTATCAAGACTGGATTAGATTGAGCTCAGGTATCACTCTCTAATATCGTCTCTAAAGTTCCTGTAGATACAAGTGTTAGTGCGAGTACTGAGTTTATGAGCAAGTTAAATAGAGATGTAGATAATGCACTCTCTACTAATGCCATTGCAGAAGGAAGCACTCCAGATCGTAGAGAAACAGCAAAGACGAACTCGATGATAATGGACTCCGCAGATGTGATATTCTCTCTTAATGAAGAGATGGATGCAATCGGAGAACAACAATTCGCTAATATCCACTTTGAAACCTATGCAGATAAGTTTACAGAAGCAGATAAGAAGGTAATATATGCAGGAAGTTCGACAGGACAATCCGCTCTCGTAATAACTCGTAAAGACTTCATTATAGATGGTAATCTCTCTCTACAGATAGAGACAAGTTCCGCAAGAGAGAAACGACTTGCAAAGGAGACAGCTTGGAGAACACAAAACAGCCCTTTAATACTACAAGATCCTGAGATCAATCAATCTAGCAAACGTATTGTAATGCGTAAACTCTTACTTGCTTGATGAGCTGATATGGAAGATGTAGAAGAAGAAGTACCAATGACTGCTCAATATCTACTCCAACAATCAGAGAATGAATCACTTAAAAAATGAATATTCCTTGAAACAAATGAAACTGATGATGATGACCAACATTTAATCTCTATGTGAGATGTAGACCCTGAAAACATAGCAATGGTTGCACACCAACAGAACCATATAATGAATAAGATATCTAAGTCACAAATGCAAGAACAAGCACCACAAAGCAATCAAATGCTTAATTGAGCAATGTCACAGGCAATGAGTCAGGCAGGAGCACAAACAGCAAAACTTAACCAACAATAATTTATGGATATCGAAACACAACTTAAATCAATAGTTGATGAAACAATAGTAGTTGATGAAGAAGTAGAAGTATCTTGGATCGTTGAACAAGAAAACCTTTCTGACGATGAAAAGATGATTAAACTTAAAGAGCTTGCAGAGTATGCACAATCAGAAGAGTTCAAGTCAATCATTGCTAAGTTTAAAGACGAAGTAGTAAAAGTACAGAATGAGATACGAAAGATTGCATTCTATCGTGAGGAATCAAAACCTAACAAGTCTATCCTTGATGAATATGTAGTAGCATACAAGGCAACACAAGAAATTCTTAATGAAACTACTTGTGAGGTATACAAGAAATATCTTGAATCTCGTCTTGAAGCTCTTGAATCTGCTATTCTAAAGAAACGAGGTGTTGTAGAACGTGGAGATATGGCAATTCACTTTGATATGCCTATATTCACAGAAATAGATCTATTGAAAGAAAAAGCATCTGTCTATATATCTGTAGAACAATTTCTCAAATACTGTATTTCTATATACGATTTCAAAGGGATAATGGAACGCAAGAACAAGTCAGAAGATCAAAACCCTCACCAAGTATATGATTAAAATCCTAGAAACTAAACATCTTGTAATTGGTAGCAGAGATGCAATCCAAGTAAGGTATGAACTTGACTGAAAAGTAAACGATACTCCAATGTATTACATTGAAGATAACAAATTGGTACAAGTATAGATTTCTGAATTGGTGTGATCTACGGATCATATCATTTAGGCATCTAGCCTAAGCATTAACTTGCATAACCCATTTTATTCTATGTCTGAACAAGAAGTAGAAGAGCAAATCAGCTCTGATGAAAATCTAAATGATGAAACAGGTGAAGATAACGGAACACCTGACAAAGTATCCAGCAACAAGTCTAACTTCAAGAAGTTATCCGAAGCTAAGAAAGCACTCGAAAGAGAACTTGCCGAAACTCGTGAAGAGCTTGAATCTTGGAGGTCTGAAAATCCAGAACTTGTTGAAAAAGCATTAACGAAGAAATGATCAACTTCTGAAATAGACGAGATCCGCACAGATATATTCTTGACTAAGAATCCAGAAGCCGAACAGCATATGGACGAAATAAAAGTATTTACTGATAAGTGATTCTCTCTAAAAGATGCCTGGAAATATGTAAAACCTACTCTTCCTGTAGAGTCACGAACTGAAAGAGATTTTGATATAAAATCTAAGTGAACTACTAAAAAAGCTGACCTATCCAAGTTATCGTTTGAGGAAGTATACTCGTGAGATTATACAGCTGAACAAAAACGAGAATGGAGAAGTATAAAAGCTAACTAAGGAAAAGTAGAAAAGAAGTTAATCACTATTAACTAATTTTAAACTTATGGCTAACGATTTACAGTACCTAGTACGACAGCATTATCAAGAGGGAACAGAAGATCAACTTTTTAAGACTCTTACTGCCTTTGACCTTGCTGGTATGGTAGAAATTCCTGATGGAACTACTAAAAACCTCCCTTATATCCAAATGATCTCGACTGGTGATTACACTAAGTACACTAATCAGACTCTCAAGGATGTTAAGACTGGTAACGATACAATTGTTATCAATACAACTCCAATGGTAAGCTTTGGACTTGATGATATTGATATCGAGGAAGATTATATTAAATCATCTTCTGAAGTTACAGACAACGCATCATACCAAATCAAACGAAGAATTGATGGAGATTTCTTCTCTAATGTTGCTAACGCAAAATGGAAATATGATGCTAACGGATTCGGACGTAATACAACTCTTACTTCTCTCTCTCCTGTTACTCTCGCAACTGGTGGATCACAAAATATCTCTACTACTTATGGTAAAGCTAAGGCTGGTCTCACTAATACTGGAGCAAACGGAGGAAAACTCGTTCTTTGTGTTGATGACTTTGCGATTGCAGATCTCACAACTCTCGGAATGGAGACTAACGTTCAAGGTGTAGCAGATGTATCATACACTCGTGGATTCGGTGGTATGTTCGGTGGTATGAAGACTTACGGTGTATCAACACTTTACGCTACAACTACATTCGATTGTGCTACAAACCCAACTGCCAACGATTACGTTGACATTCAAGGTGTACGATTCACATTCGTTGCTACTCCTACCAACGCTGGTGATGTTGATATTGGTGCTGCTGCCAACGATACAATGGCTAATCTTATCCTTGCTATCAATGGAACTGGTACTCCTGGTGCTACTACTTATACTGATCTTTCATCTCAGGATCGTGCACTTCTCGAAGGTGTAGTTGCTACTGACGGAACAGATCTCATTACTATCGTTTCAAAGAATGGAGCAATCCTTGCTCGTTCTTCTATGACCGCAGCAGCTAATGATTTCGCAGTACAAGTAATCTATCACGTTATTATGGAAAAGGGTGCAGTTAAAATGGCATACAAGGGTGTTAAAGCTGAGTCAGCTCGTGAACCTCTTAAGCTTGTTACTAACTTCCATATCTATTCACGATACGGATTCAAGACACCAGAACTCTCAAAAGGACGTATGTGTGTTATTCCAGTTGTATCTCTAGCAGCAGAAGCCTAATAATTAACATTTCTTTTTATGATACTCAACGTATTTAACACCCAATCAGGGAAACAAGAACAAGTAGACTCTACTAAACTCAATCCAGAAGTTCACGTTCATCGTAACTCTCTTGAGTCTTTCTCTAAAGACGATCTTGCTAGTTTTGGTTACAAAGCTAAATAGTCTCCTGATATGTTCCTCCTATGAAAATAGGGGGAATTATCAGTTGATTATGATAACTATTCTCATATACTAATCCTATGGCTAACATTATACTATCATCATTGAAAACTCGTCTAGTTCGTAGGAATTACCTAGATTCTACCTATACAGATGCTATTTATCTCGAAGATTGTCACTTCGGTGCTCAGGATATCTGGAGTGCTATTATCTATGCACGAAAAGGTAATAAGAATTGGGATATTTGGCTCGCTGATACAGTAGCTCTACAAGATGAATACACTCGACCAACTGTAACAAGTACAAATGTAGGTGCAGACTTCATAGAATCGGTCTCTATCGCTTACAATTCTGATACATATACTAACACCGCTTGACTACAATACAAACCTTGTAGACAGGCAACAACAGAAGAAATAAAGGATTGG